TTTATCAAATGATTTACCCATCTTATCTAATTCCTGCATATTTCTTTTTACAGTCACATTATCAAACCAATCACCACTTTCTCTCAGGGTCATTTCTTTTGCAGCCTCAACGATAGCACCTAAAGTATTTGCTACTTCAGTTACATCCGATTGTCTTTTCATTTGGTCTTGGAAAGTGTTGTAAGTAGAAATTATTTCTAAGAAGTGTTTTTTAACTTCGTTTGATAATTTTCTATCTCCTAAGTTTTCAGCTAAGCTGAATTTACCATTTACTATTTTTACTTCTTTCAAGTTAGTTTTACGGATATCATTGTATGCTTTATGCACAGTAGTTCCTTTATTACTATCAACTTTTAAGGTTATCTTATTGTTGTGTACGAAATCGTATATATCAAAATTATTTGCCATTTTTATGCTATTTCAGTTATTATTTCTCTCATTAAATCCTGTGCTTTACAGTATTCACCACAAGCATCAGTACCAATTTGTTTTAGTGGATTTACGGATTCATTCATTGGGACCATAAATGCACCATGCGTTGATGGGTTTGAAACAAAGTCCCAACCAATCAATTCAAAATCGTCTGCCACTTCTACTTTATTTCCACTCAAAGGTTTAGTTGAACCCATACCTCTTGATGAAATACCCAATAGGATACCAGCTTTTAGTAGTTCTTTAAGTATATTACCAGATGGTGTGGATAAAACCTCAACGGTTCCACATAAATCATCACCATCCCACCATATTTCTTTAATATTGTGTGAAACATTCTTTAAGTTGATTACAGTAGAATCCGGATGGTCTAATTCACCCAATGCTCTACGCTCTTTAATGAACGTTTCGTATTTCTTAGCTTCTCTTTCTAATATAGGCTTTGGATAAACTCTACCATTTTGGTTTTCGGCACCAGCTCTTTGCAAGACACCTTTAACAAGGGTTCTCCCACCTTCATCTTCTTGTACCTTAGCCTCAAATAATTTTGTTTCTATTAAAAGTCCTTTCATTTATATTTTAATTCTTAGTGTTTAAGTAAATCATTTATTACTTTATCGTATAATCTACTACTATTTGTATTACCAGCTCCTGTAAATCCTTTTTCTTTTTGTAGATAAGCCGTAACTTTATTTCTTAAAAGCTTTTCAACATCATCATTTTGAATTATTTTTTTGATAGCTGCTTTAAAATCATCTATTTCAGGAAATTCATTACCATCAGCATCTCTTGCTTCGGTTACTGATTCCATTTTGCTTCTAATCTTATTAGTAATAGTACCTAATTGAGTTTTATCAATACCTAAACTATCAACTACTTGTGCTACTAATTGTAATTTTTGAGTAGGGTTTAATTTAGCATCTTTGATTTTATCAATTGCTAATTCCAATTTTTGTTTAACAGCCGATGGGATTATTGCTTTTGGTAACTCTGCTGAAATATCTTCAGTTTTATATTTCTCTCCACCAACTTCAAACTCATCATCACCTTCTTGCTTTGCTTTAGAAACTGCTGCACCGAAAGCATTACCTTCATTCTTTTCACCCTTACCATTCCAAGCAGAATCAATTTTATTAAAGAAAGCTTTCTTTTCTTCATCTGACATTGCATTTATATCCTTACCTGCTTTATCTAAAGCTTTAGCAAAAAACGCTTGATATTCGTTTTCTTCTACCATTACTTCTTTAACTAATTCTTTTAGTCTTGATTTTGTAATTGATGTGTTCATATTATAGTGTTCTAATTTTTTCTGAAAGATTCATTAACCTTTCTTTGATTTTATGTAAACTTTTGTGTGTTCTTTTATAGTAATCATCTCTTTTAACTCCATTCTCATTTTTTATTTTAGAATACCAGTTAACAAATTTCTCTACCTCACCCAATTGTTGTTTGATGCTTGTCACACCTTTACTCATTTTAGCTTTAGGGGATGCATCTCCATTTTTAATTTCTAACCAACGATTTTCAGCCAAATGTAAATTTTTTTCAGCTAATTCCATACCACTAATAACTGCAATTTCTGCACCTGGATCTTTTTTAGCTGCTGTTGGTTTTTCTTTTTCTTGCTTTAGATTTAATATCTTTGCTTCCTCTAAATCATCGACAACCTCACCACCAGTTACTTTAGCTAATCTATTATTTTTCTTTGCAGTTTGACCTGGTTTAGAAAATGCGTTTGGAGTATCATATCCAGCAACTGCACTAGTTCCAGTCATTTCTTCCAATTCCTTTTCGGATTGTATTTCTTTAACTATACCTCTGATTATTTCTTTTAGTCTATTTGACATTTATCTTTGATTTTAATTCTTTGATTAACTCATAAGAAAGCATAATAGATGAAACTTGAGAATCAGATACAGTCTTTCCAATTTTCATTTTTTCTAAAAGGGAAATAGTTTCTGATAATTTAATTTGTGTAACTCTATCTTTTAGTTTTGATTTAATACCATTTAATTCTGCAATTATGTTTGGTAATTCCTTTCCGATATAATCTACGAATTTGGTAGTATTTGTAATGTTGTTTATATATTCTTTCAACAAATTCTTTTGAGAATCATCTAAATTTGTATATTTTTTGTTAAAAGTTTCTACTAGAATCTTATAGGTAAGTAATCTAAGGTCTTTATCTTGTTGTTTATAAGTTTCAATCAACCTTTTTTCTTCAGTTGGTTGAATTTTTTGAGCGGGCTTTGATGTAATGTTTTCGATTAGGGTAATCTTTGAATTAAATATATCTTTAATATCATATCCATCTGCTCTTTTAGATTCGAATACTTTATATATAGATGCTAATGTTTTATAATTAGAAATAGGCGATGCTAGGAATTGTTCAATTTCAAATTTTTCTGAAATTTCCTTAATAAGATTGAATTTTTCTTTAGAAAGTGTAACGTGGTTTAGCTTATTATGAGCATCACATACGGTTTCTACCAATCTATCTGCTTTTGTTTCAGAACTATACTTTTCTTTTAACAATATATCATAAAGACGTAATTCTTTGTTTAACTCCGTATTTGGAGAAAAGAATTCTCTTAAGATATTCTTTGCGTTTTCAGTCTTATCGCCATTAAGAACTTCCAATGTTATTTGTCTTACTAATAATTCAAATAACACACCAGTATTCTTAAATTTGGAATGTTTTATTTTTTTCATTTACTTACCCTATATTTATTCTACCCTATAAACTAACACATATAAATATAAACAAATTTTTCTTTATCAAATTTTACTATCATCTAATAGATTTTTTTCATCAAGCATACCCGCTTTTTCAATTAAAACTTGTTTTTTTGATGAAATTCCGTTTATATATTCTCTTGCTAGCTTCTTAGCGTTTGTGTTTAGTACTCTATCCTCTCTTTTTCTCTCTTTCTCATTTTCTTTATTACCTAATGGGTCTCTACCATATGGGTGTTTATCTTTACCATAAGTATTACCTTCTCTAGGTCTACCAATTCCTCTGTTTAATTCAATCTCAGTTTTTAATTTACTGATTTCTTCTTCCACATTTTGTTGTTCTGGTGGATTTGCTGGGTCTTGTCCTTGCTGTTCAATTGAATTATGTCTGAAACGGTCTTTAAGGTCTAAAACTACTTTAGCCCTTTCCATATCAATCTCATCTTCGGATAGTCCAAATACATTGTGATAAGCCCAATCGGAAGATAACATATTAAGTGCTTTTACGTCAGTTGCTAATCTTACTTTTTCAGACCACAAATTAACCTTCTCTTGCTCATAGATTGTAGATGCGTTGGTTAGAGTTAATTCAAAATTAGTCATTTCAGAATCATCAATACCTTGAGCTGCTAAATGTACGATTGCTATTTTAGTTAATTCACTAACAACTGTTCTTTGAATTCTTTCGATAGTTCTAGCAAAACGAACATCTTCCGCCGCCAAAGTAGCTTTACCATTAACGTTCTCATCATAAGATAAGTAAGCCTTTGGAACTCTTAATGCTGCAAATAATTTATTCTTTAAGTAATCGATATCTTCAATAGCTGCGTATTCTAAACCTTGTAGGTTATCAATAGTTGTTCCACTATCACTACCACGTACAGGTAAGAAAAAATCTTCAGTAAGATTCTGAATATTGTATTTTAAATTATAATCACCGGTATCTTTATTAACAAATGGAGTTTTCTTCATTTTATTGATAATCTTCTGCATATAGTTATCAACTTCTTGCGGTGGGATGTTACCTATATCAATTTTGAACACTCTCTTTTCAGGTGCTCTCATAATACGATGGATTAGCATCGCATCTTCCATAAGGGATAATTGTTTCCAAATTCTCCTAGCTCCCTCTACCATTGATTTACCATATGGGAGAAAGTTTGTATCAGATAACATTCTAAAGTGAGCCATTTCATACTGCTCATACTCTTTTTTACCTAAACGGTCCATTTCAACCTTATACTTTACATAATCAGGATTATTAGGGTCAGTACCTTCTAATCTTTCTACATTATAGATTGAATGTGGAGCGACATTAATAATACCTTTACCAGGCATAATTTCTAATGCTATAAAAGCATCACCATATTTTACTAAATTTCTAATCCAAGGCCATAAATTAAATTCTATGTTCATTATATCATAAAATAAATTATGTAACATATCTCTTACATTTTCATTTGTAGATTTGATTTGAAGAACATCACCATATTCATTCT